AATGGTAGAGCGAGGCGATTGACTTCTTCATCTTTGAATTTTGCTGGGGTATGAATTGTGCCGTCCTTATTATAGGTTGCCTCTTGGGTAAGCACCTTTCGTTTTGGTCGCAATTCAGGGTCGAAAATATCGTGCTTAGTATAGTCCCAATCTTTTAGGAGTAATTGGGTATCGGGACGATTAGCTGGATATTTTTTGAGCTCGGCAATACGCTCGGCTTCTGGTAGTGCAAGTAGTTCTTGTAAGGTCATTTTTAGGTAAGATATAAGAGGTAAAAGGTAAGATTGTAATTGCCTACCTTTTACCTTGTGTTAATAATTACTTTTGTTTCTCTGCACCATTAATAATGGCAACACAAGCCTCGTGAATGTGCTTGTAGAGTTCAATGTCTGTTCCTTGAAAATTGGAGTTTTGAACATTAAAATTGTTAGCAGTAACTGTACCCTGAATTATTGGATAGTTAGATGACTGTTCACGAGTTACTGAGAAAGCGACAGCCATAGGGTTGTTGTCATTTTCTATTTCATAAGAGTACATTATTGTAACTCCTTGCACATTTTCTTGTGCTGTAATGCGGATTGTTTTTTGAATGATTTGCATAATGTTTATATTTGTATAGTTATTTTTTAACTTCTATAACTTTTTATGTAATATGCAGCAGGACTGCAAGCAAGAGTTAATACATCTCCACTTCCCATATCTATGTAACTTAAATAATCTCCATCATTGGTTATCAACCCTCCGCCCCCTGCAGGCTCTATTTGTACACGTATTCTTTTATTCCCAACTTGGTCTTTATACGCCATTATTATTGTAAGTTCATAGTAAGGGTATAGGTTGTTACGTGAGACAACCGGTATCCCCATATTTCTTAATTTATTAGACATAGTTGTGTAATTTGGCAGATACACTAAGTTGAAATCAGTAGATACATTAGTAAAAACAAACTTATGAGTTACACCTATCCAATTCATAATGGTATCACTTGCAGCAACTCCATAATATGAGTATTCAAAATGAGAATTTGCACCAAATGATAGAGTGTCACCATATATTTTTAGAGCACGATTGTTAGAATAAAAAGTAGTAGTGTCTATATAATCATTAGGATGAGGAGGTACTAATACTTTTATACCTGTAAAAGTTTCATCTACAAATCCTTTAGCACTCAATGCTGGTCTATCTATATTTATTATATCTTGAGAATTACCATATATATTACCTGCTATACCACCAAAGCGAGCTAAAAGTTTTTCACTATCTTTTCGGTATACAATACCACTACCTGTATACGCTGTGCCATCTTTTACCTTATTGCTTTTTTCGTCCCATTGCCCTGTATACAATGAGCCAATCAATTTTAAATTACCGGTTATTTCTCCTCCACCTGCTTTGATTTTAGAAGTGAAAAGTGTGCCATCGTCTTGTACTCTAAAAGGAGCCTCTTCTTTTTTTTCGTATTTAGCTCCAGCAAAGAAACGTGTAGACTCACCCGATAGCCCTGCCCCATTGATACCAGCATTGCCTCCTAATGTATTTCCAACGGTTAAAGCACCAGTAGTAATTGTATTTTTTACTACCTCTGTGCCATTGGTATAATCAGCGCCTTTACTAAACATACCATTGATAAACTTAACATTTGCTTTTTCGGCTTCTGTGAGGTTCGTTGCATTTTTATCAATGATACCTAAATCTACCATTGTATCCCATACGTCTTCAGGAGCAGGAGTCCAGTCGGTGGCTTTGTTGCCTATTTCTAATTTTGGATTAGAAATTTTAATGCTTTCAGCCTCACATTGTATGTGTAATCCTAACGGTGATATTTCTTTTATTTTCTTCCCTTTGTGCTCGTTTTGAATAACATTAACTATTCTTTCAGAAAATGAAGTGCCTATATCACCAGTATTTATCCACTTCCACACATTAAAATATTGAAAAGTATCGTCTATATAACTTATGTGAAACTCAATTCCTAAACGATTTCCTCCTGTGAGATTGTTAAACATTATATCAACAGATAATGTAATGCTGTCACTTTTTACAACCTCATTTCTAAATGAGGGAGATATATTAAGAAATTTATATCCACTGGTGATAAAATCATTTGACTTTAATATATAGTTACGTCCTCCTACTTGCAACTCATTAACCTTTTGCTGAGCAAACGTTTTAGCCTCTTGGAGTTTCTGTTGAAGTTGTTGGATTTGCCTTTGTTCTGCTTCTGTGATTTTGCCGTCGGCTGCTGCTATAGCTTGTGCTTTTGTGAGTTCTGCTTGTGCTCGTGCGTATGTTTCGGTAGCGGTTTTAGCGGTTTCAACCTTGCCGTCAGAATATTGTTTAAGTTTATTCTCCAACGATTGCAAATCAGGATTAATAAGTTGTTTTATCTCCGTTTTATTTTCGCCAGTAATGTTAAGCCGCGCTTTTATCTCTATATGGTCGTCAAATAGATGTATATACTGCTGTCCGTTCCCTGATGTAATTTTATCGGTTTTGATTTGTCCGCCTGTGATTTCAGTAAATCCATTGAGTTTAGCGATACCTCTCTCACCTTCGTATTCTGAATTAACGGTGGCGTATAGGAAATGATAGAAGCCCGCTTCTTGTTCTATATCTATTTTGTTTTCGGATAGGACAAACTCGCCCGTTTCGGCGGTTTTGGAGGCTTTGATATAGAGATAGTATGTTTTAGCCTTATCGTCCAATCTACCTGATACGAAAGCAGGAATATTCCAATACTTGTAGCTGTTAGCATCACGATTAGGGTTTATATCAGTAGTGCCAAGGGTGAAATGCTTGAGCCACCCACTACCTGCATTGATTTGTTTGCTATTTTTATCGAAATAGAGAGTGTGAGGTGCTTTTATAGGATTTTCTTTACTTACTACAAAATCGAACTGGGTAGATTTATTGCCAATAAGAGCCATCATAGTTTGTACGGTGGCAGGGACGATGCTTTTGGTGTACTCAGGAAAAGCCTTTTCTATTTGCTTGATAGTCTCTTGTGCGTCTCTCCAGCTTCTTTTAGTTAGTGATTGTGTACGCTTATTGAGTTCGCCAAAATACACCTCTTGGTTTTTGAGTTTGCGCATTTCAGAGGCAAAAGAATGTCCTTGTACTTTGTTGGATAGTTCTATTTGTGGACTATAGGGGTTATTTACATATTCTTTGAGCCCAACGATACGAATAGGCACGGGTGTACGTTGGAACTCTGTGTCGGAAAAATTAATATATGCGCCCATTTTGATTCGCCCTCCTATGTTTGCCCATTTCTTCTTTGCCCATATACCGTCTAAATCACCGGTGAATGTAAATAGGTCTGTGCAATTTTCATATAGGTATTTGCACGCTTCTTTCATCATTTCCCAGCTTGCACCTGACTTGGTAGCGTTGTCGCTGATGTAGGCGTTGGGCATTTGCATATTATACACGGAATACTGGTCGCCTATGGCAGGTTTGAATATATCATTAGGCATAGTAACGCCATCTTCTTCTTTTGGCACAAGCTGGAAACGTTTTTGTGAATGGTCGTATTTCTGTACCTCAAACTCTCTACCTGATAACATACCGCTTTCAAAGTAGATAAGCATTTTTTCCCCTTTGATTTGCATTGCATTGAAATCAAGGGCTTGTGGTATGGAAGTATCAGTAAAGTCATAGAAGTGTTTAGCTTTATCGACTTCAAAGACGGCTGATATTGTGCCTTTCCGTTTAGGATATATATGTGATAGGTCGAGGCTTTGCTCATTTACAAAGCCGTTATTTTGGGCGTTCTTAATTGCTATAGATAGCCCTTTATCATCTGAAACGAATGTTACACCCTCGTAAACGTACTCTTGTGATTTAGGTAGTAATAATTCTTTATTGCCGTACTTGGAACGGTCGATATTGCGTTCGCCCCCTTGTACATATAAGCGAGTGATACGACTTTGTTCAGTATTACGACTTACACCTGTCTTAAATCCCTTACCCTTGCCATATTGAAGTGGTAGGGGATTGTCTTTAAAATACTCTACCTTATGCAAATGAATGGTTTTGCCTACAATTTCGTATTCTGTTTCAAAGGCTTTGGCTATCATTTCCAATGCTTCGAGACAGTTGTTATGACTGTATGATACGAGCTTCTCAGAGGCTTCGATACAGTTACCTACTTTCCAACCGCTATCTATCATATTGAGGCAATTAACAAGAATTTGCACGTGATAGCGAGGCGAAGCGGTGAATGGAAATTTTAATGTCTTATCATTAGGATTCCGAAACTTGTAATTTTTGAGGTTTGCGCCCTCACTGTCCATAGTGAGGGTGTATTCAAAGTTGCGTGTGTTATGTTTTACGATTTTTGCAGGTTGGTTGAGTGTATAACGCTCATTAGCAAACTCGCACCACGCACCCGTAGGAATTTCGGTATAGGTGGATAACGAAAAATATAAGGTAAGCGTATGCTCGCCCATTATAGAGCGGTAACGATAGCTCTCATCAGTAGGGAGAATATCTATATGGGTGGCGTTAAAATTGATTTGCATATTATTTAGCTGTTAGTTGTTAGACAATTGTTAGTTGTAAGTCGAATTTGCACCATATTAGGGGTGTATCAATGTATAGTTCGGTTATTTTGCCGTCTTTATAGATACAAGGATATTCCTTGTTGTCGTATTTTAGGGTTCGGGCGTTGGGTCGCACTAAATTATAAAGTAGGGCGTAATACCCTTTGAGAAAGTCGGTAATAGGTAGGTACATAAAGCATTTGAGAGTAGCTGTTCGCTCCTGAATAGTAACAGGTGCATTCACTGAAACAAGTCCATTCATTGTGCTGTTTTGTGCGGTGAAATACGTTTTGGCATTACCTGCTGTTATGATTTCCTGTTGAGTTCCTTCTAATAGGGTTATACCGTATTGAGTTAGATTTTTACCGTCAATATAGGTTTCTACATTGTGAGCGGTTAGGGTTGGGGCTTGGTAGGTGTAATTCTGTAACGGACTATCGTCTGAAAGACGAATATCGGCTACTATATAATTACCATTAGTTTGTACTTTGTTGAGCCCTACGAGGCGGAGCTTGTAGGTATGCTGTAACTGCTTAAAGGTATAATCGGCATACGTATTAGCAGTAAGGAGCGTTACTAACTGGCTGTATTTACTTTCAGGCAGTAATAGTTGTAGAGTGAGCTCCTTTGCCGACAGTTGGGGACTGGCAAGGTCATACTCTGTACCGTTTTCCTCTGCCCAATCATTTTTATTGGGTATTTTGAGGGCGGGGTATGAGAGGAGGCTTGCGATTGAACCTTCTACAAGTTTAGCATTAAGGTTTTGTATGTCGGTATTATTGATTTTCATTAGTAAAACATACCAGTTAGGTCTTTAGGTTTGCGGTTGCGCCCTAATATTTCTTCTAAGAATACGTAACGGGTGGCATCTATAGCGTGATTAAAAGTATCAATGGGTACATTGAGGAATGCCCCGTCTTTGTTTTGGGCATAGGTATAATTCTTAAACTCTTTGATAATGTTTTCGCTTCGGCAGGTGATACATATTTCGTACTCTAACATTTTGGTAAGCCCTTCCATTACCGAACCTTGCCCTTTGGTTACCGCCACAATACTATAATCAGCATTTTTTATTTCTTTCACTAATCGAGGGTCGGCACTTTCGGAAATGATTTTGTAGTTACGATAAGGTCGAAGGGCTTCGATAATGTCAGTGGTGAGCATTTGCGTTTGGTAGCATATTTCATCAATATATACCTTGTTATCCAAAAAAGCGACTTCAACAATAGCGGTAGGGTCGTGGGTAAAACCAAAGTCGAGCCCTATAAAACGTTTCTTTGCCCAAATAGGTATATCTTCCACAATGGTAACCTTTTCAAAGATAAGCCCCTCAATCATCGCTTGTTGTCCTAATCCGTATACTTGCCAAAGTGATTTGTTCTTGTGCTGTAAGCTCTCAATCTCATCAATAATTGTTTGTTCCAAAAAGGGGTTATCCTTATAGGTGGAAATGAAATGATAGGTACGAGAGTCTTTGTTGAGTTCACACAGCCAATGGTCATCGGAAAATGAGGGGTTATAATCGACAATAGTGAATTGGGTAGTACGCATTTTTAGCTGTTGAAACTCGATAAACTTGAGTTCGTTGGCTTCATTGACGTACAATATATCGCGCTTACGACCCCTTAACTTTTGTTCGCTATCGGTGGAAAAGAACTCTACCCACGAGCCGTTAGAAAATGTGTATATCATTTCGGACTTGTTGAGGCAGGATTCATCAAATACATTTAGCTTGTATAGTATTTCCTTAAAGTCAATAAATACCGAGCCTTTGAGTGCTGGTAGTGTGGCGCGAACGATAGAAAGGCGCGTGCGAGAATGCGAAAGGCAATAGATGATGAGCCAAATAAGAATATTATATGTTTTCGAGCTACGGCTGGAGCCTTGTGCTGATACGGTAGTATAACCCTTCTTAATAGCTTTATCAACTTGTGCGTATATGTTAGTTGTTTGTATCGTCATCGTCGGTGCGTACTTGTTCGCGTTTGTCGATTATCTCGATATTTATGTTTGATGATAAGGGGTTGCCAGCGGTGGTGAGGTCGAGCTTGTCGGTTATACCCTCATCGGTTTTGAAAGTAGAAAGTACAGTTTGCATTGCGGTCATACGTGTTTTGTAGTCTACTGGCACTTCACGGAATTGGTTAGGTATTACTGTGCCATTCTCATCAGTGAGGGGTTCACGGATAACACCCATAATAGCAATAACAGATACCAAGTTAGATACATCATTAAATGTACGTGCTCGATAGGCTTTTTGTACGATTTCTAATTCAGGGTTTTTGCGAATACGACCATATACAGATGAATAAGTTACGCCAAGTATTTCAGAAGCCTTTACGGGTTGTCCATTGGCTTTGATAAGGGCTTGTTTTAGTTCCTCATCGGTGTATTTT